CGCCTTTGTCTCCTTTGTCTCCTTTGTCTCCTTTTTCGCCGGGTTCGCCCTGTATACCTTGGATTCCCTGTATACCTTGATCCCCTTTTTCGCCTTGGGGACCCTGTGCCCCCGTGTCGCCTTTGTCTCCTTTTGAGCCCTTGATGTTGCCCACCTTGACAAGAAATGCGTTTTGCGAGGTAATAGATGGGTCAACGAGATCGTAGATATAATAAACAAATCCGCTGTCGGTTTCTAAAATCAGATCATGCTTTTGCAAGGTCTTGCCGTCGGGAAGAATGACAGAGGATAGGTCATACCACTTATGAGAGCCGATGTCGGTAAATGTGCCGGGATAGAGGGAATAGCCAACCTCCCCTTTCTCGCCCGGTTCTCCCCGGGGACCCTGCGCACCTTGGTCTCCTTTTTCGCCTTTGTCACCTCGGTCACCCTTCTCCCCTTGTGCGCCGGTGTCCCCTTTGGGCCCTTGGATTCCTTGTATGCCTTGGTCGCCCTTTTCTCCTTTGTCGCCTTTTTCACCCTTTTCGCCTTTTTCTCCGGTATTCCCCTTGTCTCCCTTGTCTCCCTTGTCTCCCTTGTCCCCTTTGGGACCTTGTGGGCCAATAGGTCCCTGTTCGCCTTGAAATTCTCCGTTCTCCCGCGCTTCATCCAGTTCGGCAAGCAATGATACCCCCTCGGAAATGATCCCTGTCAGCGCCGAATATTCGCCGCTTGACAGCATTGTATCTTCCGGGATATTGCTGTCCGCCACGGTAATCAAAAACATAGGCGAAGCGATCAGCCGTCCACCACCACCGTAAAGATGAATCTTGCAAGGTAGAATGCCGACAGAAGCCGTGGTCTGCGGTGTGAGCTCGTAGTAGACGGTGTTGTTGCCTTTCGTACAATAATTAAAAACCTCTGTTCCATCCGGTTTTATAGCAGAAAAAACAGCATAACAATCTCTTGTCAGCCGGTACGGTATTCCCCGCTGCGTGAATGTAATAGCGATCCGTCTCCCACTCTCGCCATGCCTTGCAAGAATGCTGTGCTGGGACGCCTGTGCGTGCAGATCCAGTACAATTTTGTGATTTATATAATCCACGTTTTCCTCCTAATAGCTTTTTCTCTATCATAACACAAAGGAGAGGCAATTCTGTACTCCCCCTCCTTTGTTATTAGTGCCAAGGTGCTTCGCGGATTGTGCTTTCAGCCCAGCCAAAGGCATAGTACAAGCTGTCTTTCTGTCTCGCGCTCAAAGGTAATCGGTTAATGTATTTCAACATAGAACCCTTAACGTCTCCGGTACCGGCAAGACTGCTCTTATGCTTCCATGCTTCATAGAATACATCCACGTCAATGCCTGCATTTTCGCCATAGGTTTTGTAACCATTCACCATGGAATAAGAAACGTCGCCAACTTCAAACCGCGGATACTCTTTGACAAATTCAAGCACAGTCACCTTTTCACTTGCCTTCTCGTCCGTCAAGCTGCCGTACATCTTGTACATGGTATGCGCTCTGGAAGCTGTGATTTCGCCGTTCAGATAAGCGTCGTCGATATCGTCATAGTCGATGCCGGTCACAACCTTGCTGCTCCACTTGTTGACAAGTGCGGTGATCTCTTCAGTATCCATGTCAGTATACTTGGTCAGCATAGAAATTGCCTGCTGCTTGGTAATCTTAAAGCCGTCCTCGTCCTCGCCTTTGTACCATTTACCAATTTGGCTCTTGATCCGCCCCGTAACATCCTTTTCGGTATATCCATGAGAAATAAGATCTTCCATAGCAGAATCAATGTTACCACCGTTACGGATAGCCTCATAGATTTTGTCATAGCGAGAATAGCTTACGTCGGCATCGTCCCACTCTTGAATCATGAAATACGCCTCGTCCTCGTTGTCTGCCAGCCCCTTGTCAAGAAGTTCTTCCATAGCTTCCTCGGCGGTCAGATAACCATCCTTGTAAGCATACTTGATCTCGTTCTTATCTCCGGGATCGTATTCTTTCCATTCCGGCACTTTAAGGCTGGGAGCCATAGAACCAATCAGATCATTCCATATCGAAACAACCGTTTTGAGTTCTCGGGTCGCCGACGCCATGGGAAGCCCGAAGGCACCGGAAGCAGCCTGCAGCAGTTTGTAAATACCGCTATACCATGTGTAGCTGGTATCCTCACCCGCGATCTTGTCATGAATGATCTTGGAGCCCTTCACAAGACTGTCATACCACTGCATAAATACGGACTGCGGCGGATTGCCGTAGATATCAAGATCAGTCCATGTAGCAAGCAGTTCCTTTCCAAGATCCCATACGTCACTCAGAATAGGCAGCTTATTGAACGGCGAAAGCTCGTCCCAAAAGTTTCCCCAAAACGCTTCCTCGAATTTCTCCGGGTATTCCTCGTATTCGTCGTCGTCCCGCAGCGCATCCCATGCCGCCTGTGCAGCTGCAAGGAGTACCGTGCCAACGGCGTATACATACATGGTCCTGCCGATATTGCCCTTATTCTTCGCCCACGCCTGCTGTCTTGTCATACCTCGCTGCATATCCCTATGATATTTATCGTAGGAATCCAGCACCATGCTGGCAGTGGTGGTGGGTTCTGACATAAAGGAACCTACCGCCCTTGCAAAGAATCCCTTGCTGCGCATAAACTCGTTTTTGGTGAGCACGCTGTCAACAACCTGCGTCTTGTAGATAACATCCTCAAAGAGCTTTGTCACAGCATCATAGAAAAGATCGCTTTCGGGTCGGATCTTCTGATTGCGGATAACGTCCTCTTTGCAAGCACTCCAAATGGCAGCCCATGTCACGGTATCTGCCTTTTCCGCAAGCCACATACCCTTTTCGTTGACTTTATCACGCCAAGTGCTGTTATGCTTGATGATATCGGTCACGCCTCGGGAGATATTCACATCGTAGAAACCAAGAGATTTCCAAGCGGCAATACCGCTGTATTTCTGCATTTCCGCAATGTTCTGCTTGATCGCCGAAGGGCTGAGCTTCATCCCCTTGAGGATAGAACGGTAGTCCACAAGAAGCCCTGCTCTTGTAATGGCAAGCGGCTGTTGTACAACTACACGCAGGTTATACGCTACCTGCGCCATATTGTATTGGCGAAGTGCGTTCAAACCAATGGTGTCCGCAGGTGCGCCCTGTGCCTCGGTGCCGTTAAATGCCTTGATTACGTTCATCACAAAGGTTTCCGCATAGCCGCGCTTTCCGCTGCCGGGCCTTGTTTCCTCCGGCACACCGTATACTCTCGACATCTGATCGCGCACACTGCCGACCACCACTCTTGTGCCGTTTTCGTCGGGATCGGATTTCTGCTGATAGTTGAACCACTTCACCGCATCCAGCACGGGAAGCGCCAGCGCATTATACTGCGCCATACTCGCCATGTGATTGGCAAATACATCAAAGATGCTGTACACCACAAGACGGTTGTTCGCCTGCTCGTTACGGGATTTGGTAAAGCTCATGTTCAGAAGCGCATACAATGCCGCCGCACTCGGATGTTCATCCGCTGTTGCTTGCAGGTGTCTGCCGTCGGAGTTGATGGGGAAGTATTTGGGATTTCCGAACAGTTCCTCACCGAAGCGTTTTACAGAAACGTAGTTACCCCACGCACCGCCCTGCTCCGCCATGTACTTCTGCAGCGCGTCTGCCACTTCCTTCTGACGGTCAGTCAGTTTTCCGATAATCATTTCCACATCCGATTCAGTGAGAACATGACCAATATCGGAGATTTTGTTCTTGCCGTTCTTATAGGTCGCCACACGCATACCGCCATTCAGAATGTGACGGCGGGAATCGGGCTGATCCCACAGCTTGTACAAGGACATCATAAACGACACCGGAATTTTAACCGTGTCACCACCGAGGCGGAACGTCTTGATCTGTTCCTCCCACGCCTTGACCTCTCTAGCCGTATAGGTCTTTTCCGCAAAGGATTGAATTGCCTTTGTGTTGAAAGCAAGGGTTGCTTGTCCGCGGCGCAGTCCGTCGTAGATGGCAATGCCGCCCCTTCCGAAGCGCTCAAAGGCGTATGCCGGGCGCATCTGCTGCCAAAACAGCCAGTTTTTCACACCGCCGGTACTTCCATTGTCGCTTTGCATCTGCATAAGGGCTCCGATGGTATCATTACCTGCCTCATATACGTGCTGATACATGGCGTTGGCATGGAAGCGGTTCATCTGCATGATGTACTTTTTCAGTACGCGCACAATGCGGGACAGCTCTTTCAGTTCTTCACTTGTCATTTGGTTAATGAGAAACTCGCCGCTGTTCTTCTCGATAATGGCATTCACAGATTTAATGAAGGTCTGCAAATTATCCATAAAGTCTGCAGGAAGATCGGTATAACCGGAATACAGTTCTTCTGCCTTAATGGTGTGTTTAAGAGCTTCATTTAGCTTTTCAAGCTCCACCTTAAACGCCTTGTCGCCCTTTGTTTCGCCTTTTCCGCTCAGTGCTTGCTTGCTCATAAAGTTGATACTTTCAAGGAACGGAACAACAGAATCTTTCAGCACGTCGGGAACGTGCTTCACAATATCCTTGTTGTCGGGCTTCAATATCCAGTTTTTCAGCTCGTCCACATCACCGCGCAGGCGTTCGCGGTACTTCTTAATGGCTGCCGCATTGTTTCTTCGCTCACGCCAGCGGGCGATTTTTTCATCGTCATGCTTGCGCTGTTCCGCTTCCACAACCTTTCTTGCCTTTTGCAGTACACGGCCCAGCACTGCCTTGTCCTCAACAGACAACACTGCAGCATTTGCCGCCTTGATCTTATCGTCAAGTATTCTCATGCGGTTCAGCGTTTTTTGCGCTTCCTCGCGGTCGACCTTTTTGCCAAACTGCTGTTCTTTGTAAAGCCTGCCCTGCTCGGCTCTTTCTTCCTGCAAGGTGCGAAGGGTATTAAGACGCTTTTGTAAGATACTAAGAGCATCCCGCTCACCGTCGGTAAGCTCTGTGGAAGCAAGATTTGCCGCCGCATATTCCAGCACCTCACGGTCAGTAAGAGGGCTTGTACGCTGTTGATATAATACACTTTCTCCCAGTTTACCATCGGGTCTTGCTTCATGACCATAATGCCGAAGCACTCCTTCGGGAAGAATATCCGGAAAATAAGTATTGACAGAATCAAGAAGTTCTGATATACTGATCTTGGAGTCAGTAGGAGTAGCGGACTTGTCCGTAATCTTCGGCAGCAATGCAGCTGGCTCTTTTTTTGTGTTTGCGGAATAAAGCACATCTATCTCCGAAACTTCATTAGAGTATTTGTTTACTACAAAGCTCACCACATACAGATTTCCGTCTTGATTACGCGCTGCTCCGATGAGTGCGTATGAATTTTTTATATCATCTTTCCGCGGAATCAATTCATTGACGCGGATAGCGTTTTTCAGAACATCTCCAATCTGTACGAGCACCGGCGCCTGCGTGTTCAAGCGTCGATCAAGACCATGCACAATACTTTTTTTAGTCACCATAATATCGGTGTCAACATCGTCGACATGCACAAAAGAATTGCCGTTTTCGTTGGTATAACCAACTGAAGCGGCATTTTTTAGTGCAAGAGAAACAATATCGGAACGAGCATATTGTACTCTATCATCCACCCTGGTCACAGTCATATCGGGCTTGTTTACAAACCATTCATAGCTGTATTTTTCCCCGCTTACAAGATAGTCCCTTGCCTGCTCCTGCACCGTGTCCTCGTCCATGCCGCCGAGATTCTGTTCCTCTTTGGGGTTCAGAATTTCCATGACTTCCTTGTAACGAGCACGCTTTGCATCCAGCTCAGCCTGCTTTGCAAAAGGCTGGTCGATGAGCTTTTCCTGCTCCTGCATATCCTGCTTTGTCTGCGCCAGCTCTGCATCCCACATCTTCACCTTTTCGGGAATACCCTCCACCGCTGCGATCAAATGATTGATCATATAGGTGGTGTTGCCGGGATAGGTGTTGAAGGTATAGCCCTGCTTACCGGAGATCAATCCCTTGATGCCTTCATGTGTCTTTACCACACGAAGCGGGAATCCTGCAAAGTTACCAATGGTGGTATAGCCCGTATCAACGGCTTTTTCCATGGCTGCTGCCATCAAAGCAGTACCCGCATCCTTCTTTTCGGTAAACTTTGTTTTGCCAACAGTGAGAGAGAATTTGCCCTCAGAGAAGGTGTCAACCATAGCGGCTGCGTCTGCCTTGCCGTTTGCAATATACTGTATAAGGGTTTCGATTCTGCCCTTATCCTTGATAAGACGCTCTCTTGCATTGGCAACGGATGCTTTGTGTGCACGGTAAAGGCTTTCCAGCTTCTTAATATCGGTATCCAGCTGTACCTGCTCCATAATGAGCGGGCTGCCCGAAGCCAGCGCCTTAACCTCGGCGGCGGAAAGGGTAACTTCTCCCGTGTCCTCGGTTTCTCTGCCCACGTTCTCACCGTTCATGATCTGATTGATGAAATTCTGTTTTCGCTCCAGTATATCCCACAGTCTTGCATCAAAGCTGCCCTCGGTAACGTAGGTGAAGCATTCCACTTCTTCGTTGATATTTCCCTGTCGGAAAGCTCTGCCGTTTCGCTGTTCCACATCTCCCGGACGCCACGGTGCATCAAGGTGATGGATAGCCACCACGCGCTTCTGCGCGTTCATACCAACGCCCATTTTACCGGTGGAACCAATCAGCACACGAACCTTACCGTCGTTGACGTCGGCAAACAGCTTCTTTTTCTTTTGGTCGGTGTCCGCCTCATGGATAAAGGCAATTTCCTTTGCGGGAATACCGCCCTGCATCAGCCGCGCCTTGATATCGTCGTACAGACGTGCGCTTTCCATATCGGTGTCCACTGTGTCGGTATCGGTCACAGCTTCGCTCTTGCTCTTGCCCTTGGGTGTTGCCATATCGCAGAAGATCAGCTGTGTTCCCTTGATATCGCCGCTTTCGTTGTACGCCTTCACCACATTGTCTGCGCAGCGGTAGATTTTACATCCTTCCTCGTAAGGAAGAGACGGGTCAATCATACGCTGGGTATAGGAAATCTTTCTGCCGTCAGAAGTGATTTTCAGCATGTTGTCCACAGAAGGATCAACATTCTTCACATTGTCGGCACGCTGTTCCAGCTCCTTCATGTAGTCCTGCTGATACTGTCCGGGTTCGCAAACCACAACGTTGACCTTTCCGCCCTTCATCTTGGGGATTTTCAGCCCCGGAATATCGGTCAGAACGTCCGCAAAGTTACGGAATAGCAGCTGCAATTCGCTCATGTTCTTAAAGCGGGAGACGCTCTGCTTCACGCGGTAGCCTTGTCCGCTGGGCTTGATCTCCACGCCGTTTACCACTTCGCCAAACTGCTTAGCCCATGCGTCAAAGGTGGAAAGTCCAAGCTGTTCCAAAAGGTCGGGCTGCAGATATTTCTGCATAATGTACATTTCCGACATACTGTTCATAACGGGAGTAGCGGTTGCAAAGACAATGCCGCGTCCTCCGTTGAGCTTTTGCAGATAGCGAACCTTTGTATAAAGGTCAAAGGCACGTTTAGAACCGTCCTTATTGCCAAGTCCCGATACGTTGGTCATGGAAGTGGTATAGAACAGATTCTTGAAGTTGTGCGCTTCGTCGATGAACAAACTGTCAACACCGAGCTGTTCAAACTCGATATTGTCCTCGTCTTTGGCAACATCGGTCAGCTTGTCGATCTTCGTTTGCAGGGATTTACGTTTCTTTTCAAGGTCCTTCACCGAAAGCGATTTACCGCCCTTTTCGGCTTTGGCTTCCTCGATTGCCGCAATGATGGAATCAATCTGTTCTTGATACAGCTGCCTTGCAAAATCTGCGGAAATCGGCAGCTTTTCAAACTGTTCGTAAGAAAGAATTACTGCGTCATAGTCGCCGTTTGCAATACGATTGGCAAAAATCTTTCGATTTGCCGCCGTAAAGTCGGAGGCTTCCGCCACCAGCAGCTTGGCAGTCGGGAAGAAGTCCATAAACTCAGTGCCCCACTGTGCCACAAGGGATTTGGGGACCGCAAACATAGGCTTCTTGACAAGTCCCAGTTCTTTCAGCTTCATAGCAGCTGCCGCCATTTCGTAGGTCTTACCCGCGCCCACTCTGTGCGCCAGCAGCGTATTACCACCGGAGGCGATTACTCTCTGCACCGCGTCCCTTTGGTGAGGACGCAGGGGCTTCATGGCGTTTGCACCGTTCACAGTCAAGTTGGTACCGTCGTATTTCGGTGTCACTACCGAATTGAAGGTTTCATTGTAGAGCATGGCAAGCTCATTTCGTCTTGCTTCATCCTTCCACAGCCATTCTGTAAATTCCTTTTGGATAAGCTCGATCTTTTCATTGGCAGCAGCGGTGGCATCCTTATCCACCACGGTAGCGCCGTCATCGGTCTTATACTTAACAACCACGCTCTTGCTGTTCAGCATAGCGTCGAACAGTTCAAGGAAGGACCGTTTGGTCGTACCCCACTTTTGTGTATTGGCGGCGTTGTACTTTAGATATGAGTTTTTCAGCTCCACCGTGAAATTGCCTGTTTCATGGTTGCGGGTGATATCCACGGCTTTGCTCCACTCGGTATTGCGTCCGCCAAGCATATAGGCGGCAAAGTCGGAATAAACGCTTGCAGGAATCCAAGGTGTACCGGGATTGACGAAAATATCATGGTACGGTACGTCCTCGGGCATGATCGCCTCCAGCGCTTCCACGTTCTTCTGATAGTCCGCGTCCATAGGCACCATGGCTTTTGCATCCCGCAGCTTCTTACGCACGTTACCCGAAAGGTAAATTTCTGCCGGCTCCAGTTCGCCGTCACGGTTCTTAAAGGCAGCTCTGCTGTCAATGAGTTCTCTTGTCACATCCGGTACAGATTTACTTGTTAGTGCTGCAATAAGCGGAACATCAACACCGCCGGTCTGATTGACCGAAACGATCAGCCCCTCCGCAACGTCCTTGGCAGAGGTTACGGTACGGTTAGGTGCAACGGTATTCTTGGAGAACACGTCCGCTTTGGTGGCTGTTTTCTTTTCGCTGTCCCAATTTTCAAGGGCAAACAGAGAATAACAGTCGGGATCATCCTTAAAGGCTGATTTGTTGGCATTGGCATTGAGATAACCGTTTTTCTTTACATAGGCATCATACAGCTTATTGAGCTTGGTTCTTGCCTTCTTGATTTCGGATTCTTTCAGCCCTTGCTGTTGCGCGGTAAACAGCTCCTTTGCCGCGTTGCGGATTTCAAGCATACCCTTGATACGCTCGGCAGTTTTGGCAGGTACCGTCTGCTCCACAAGGCTTCCGTTTTCATTGCGGAAAATCTTTCCGTCCTTTGCTACAAGTCCGTTGTTCTTGGTTTTCTTCTCTGCTCTTTCCACAGCGAAGTTGGTTTTCTCGGCGCTGGGGCGGGAAGGATAGTCCATTTTACCCTCAATATGGGTAAAAGCTTCTCTGATCTGATCGGCAAGGCTGCCCTTGCCCTCAAACGCCTTGTAGGTAATACTGCCACTGCGGTACATACCACCGTCCATGGAAGGTGTACCCAGCACCATTTCGGGGTGCTCGTTAAAATACTTGTTGATATAAGCACCATTCCAGCGCTGCCCGGGGATCTGCGTATAAGGCGCTTCCAAGAAGTCCACACCTGCATACGGTTTGCCCGCTTCTCTCTTTTTGAGGATCAGAATATCACTAACCACATCTGTGCCCGCATTGACCTTGAAAGCAGTATCGGGCAATCTGATCGCACCCAAGAGGTCTGCTTTGCTCATAATATAGCGTCTGACGGCTGCATCCTTGCTGTTCATGGTGGAAGCAGATGTGATAAACATCACAATACCGCCGGGGCGCACCTTATCAAGGCTCTTAGCAAAGAAATAGTTGTGAACGGCTTGCGTGATACGCTTGGGATATGCCTTGTCATAAATGGCGCTGTTAACAAACGGAACGTTACCGATAATAACGTCCATAAAGTTATCCGGGATGTTGGATTTTTGGAAGCCCTCAATACGCACGTCTGCATTTGGGTAAAGGTATTTCGCCATAAGCCCCGTGATGTTATCCAGTTCCACCATGGTCCAGCTCTTGACCTTGGCACTCAAGGCAGGAGGCATAGCACCCACAAAGTTACCGGTGCCCGAAGAAGGCTCCAGCATACGACCGCCGTCAAATCCAAGAGAGGAAAGACCGTCATACATGGCTTTGATTATGGAGGTGTCGGTATAGAACGCAGAGTTGGTAGAGCTTCTTGCAGCACGATATTCCTCGTCTGTCAAAAGCTCCTGCAGCTCCTTGTATTCAGCTGCCCAATCATCCTTTTTGGCATCAAATACGTTTGCCAGTCCGCCCCATCCAACGTACTTGGAAAGGACAACCTGCTCGGCTTCGGTTGCGTATCTGCCCTCGGCTTCCAGCTTCTTTACAAGGCGGATTGCTTCCACATTTGCCTTGTAACGTGACTTTTCACCATTTGGCAGGTCAAGGCTCTCCCCGATTACAAAGTTTCTTCCCTTGGGCTGTTCGGTAGATTGCTGTGCAATCTGCTCGGTTACTTCGTTATGGAGCTGTTCTGCTTTTTCGGCAGCTTCTTTTTCACTTAATCCATCATCGGATTTTGAAACTCGGCTCTCGCGATCTCCTTCGCTTGATCCTCTGCCAGCCCCTGCTGCATCAGATCTATGATCATTTCGTGCAGTCTGTCGTCCTCGCTTGCTACGATCTGTTCCAGCGTCCCCGCCTTGTACATCTCCTTGTACATCTTCGGTTCCCACTTCATCCAGTAGTCGTGCATCTCCCTGCCTATCGGTGACAGATGATGGTACATTTCCTTGGGTATCAACATTTTCGCCATGGTTTACTTCCTCCTTAATGGTGGTTTTAGGTGCATTTGCTTCTTTAAACTGTCGGTGTATATCCGCAATTTCTTTTGCGTATGCGTCAAAGTCATTGAAAACTTCGTTGAATTCTGCTTGCAGTTTGGGTGTTAGCCCTTGTGCGATATGACCGTACACTACCGCATTCAGCTCGTCATACAGCTTTGCAGCCAATTTTTCAGAAGGTGTACCGGCTTCGTGTGCTGGCGGTTGAACTTTGGGAAACTCTTTTATTACATCACCTTGAACGAGAACTACGTTTTTGGATTTAGTAATTGCCTCGATACGTTTATCAATACCGTCAGCAGGATAACTTACACCCATTCCAAGAACCTCAACGGATTCTCCGTCTTGCTCTTGATAAAGCACTATACTATCAGGGTATTTCTGCTTTATCTCGTTCTTTTTCTCGTTCCTCTTTTCTTCTATGATCTCAATAAAGGATTTTTTGGTAGGCTTTCTATCCTTTTCCGGTCCCTCTTTGACGGTAGTAGTCGGTGTAGCCGCCTCAAACAGACGGTTGTTCCTCGCAATTCCTGCAATGTCCGCTACCGCTTCCGCTCTTGTTGCAAACATACTGCTGAATACAGTATCTCTTGCACTAGATATATAGTTCTCGGGATTGCGTTTTATCGTGCCATTGTAACCAGCTCCGGGGACAAGTCTTACACTGAATTCATAACCACCTTTACGGAATACATTAGCGTTCTGTAATGCGTCGCTAATTTCGCCGTATTGATCTTTAGGTGCCGAAGGTGTTATAACTTCTTCAGAAGTAATTGCCTCTGTACTTGCAATATTTGCCGCAGAAGATTGATTTTCGGCAATCAATTCCTGCATCTTCTTGGAAAAGCTCTTCAGCTTTGACGGCTTTTCGTCTGTCAGAACCGCTTTGTCATTATGCGCAAGGCTCAGAAGATAACCGTTTATGCTACCGTCAGCATTCACAGACTTAATGATACCACCCTTGGCAAAATCAGAGTAATACAGAAGCCCGCCGTCGATATAGGAAAACAGCTTTTTGTCAAAGAGTACCTTTTTGCCGTCAATATCAAAGGCATACACGGTTTTTAAAGCGTGTTTGGCTTCAATGGGAGCTGTCACAACAAGCGTATTCGCCTCGGTCAATGCTTTTTTCAGTCCCGGATTGCGATCTGCGTTTACAGCAACAGCATTCAGCTCCACGGAAGCGTATTTCATGCCTGCGGAATTGGTAGGCAGCATAAGAACGCCGTCGGGAACAACGTATTTCTGCCCTTCCAATACCATAATACCGACTCTCTGTGCTTTCTTCAAAAGAGAAAGAGTGCGATTGTCAAAAGGAATTTCCGTAGATTCTTCGGTTGCCGGTTCTGCTTTGACTTCTTCTGCCACAACGGGCGCGGCAGGGGCAACCTCTGCGGGTACCGCTTTTGTTTCTTCGGCTTTCACTTCCGTTTCGGTAACGGTTGCAGCTTCATTCTTTACTTCCTCGATTGCCACAGTCAGCTGATAGTTTTCCACAGCTTCGGTTGCCACTTTGTCAAACAGTTTCACAATGCTATCCACATAGTGCACAGCATCGCCTACCTGCTCTTTCAGGGCATTTGCTTCACTGGAACGATTTTCACCAATGGAAGTAAAATACTGTTTCAAATCCGCCAAAAATTCTTTCAGTTTATCAAGCAGCTGCGTAAAAATATTCTTGTGCTTTTCCGCAAGCTCCTGTGCAAATTTAGCATCGGGAAGAATATCGGTCATTGCCTCGGCAACAACTTCACGGCTTGCCTGTTGATAGGTCATTTTGCCGCTTTCATCCTGCGTAATCTTCGCGGCAATCAGCTTATCCACGTCCTCGCCGCGCTCGGTTAAGGTATCAAACACCAGTTTTCTGAACTCATTATACTGCACAGGATTCCATTTTTCAATAAAATGTGAAAATTCGTGTGAAAAAGTTCTAAGCATGGTGTACTTGGCAAGGTCATTTACGTCTTTCATGTGGGTAAGCCCTGCATTTACATCAATGTAAATGGTATCTTCGTCCCACTTGAATTTCCCTTGCGCTCCCACGAAGTTTCCATTTTTATCCGTATCAGACTTATAAAGCACGATATCCACGCCGGTTACTTCTGCATAGGTGGAAAGCAACTGATAGGCGGTCTTTTGGGTATCATTGAAGCGCGCCCTCAGATCCGCAATGGTCACATCCTCACCCTTTACAGTTCCCTTTCTGCGACCACGCTTACCGTTCACGGCCTGCTTATTGTGCTGTTCCTGCGCGTTTGCCGCGCTATCCGCTGCCGCCCGCCCTACTTTATAGGCAAGTTCTCTCTGCTTTTCGGTCAGATATGAAGTTCCCTCGCTCTGCATAGCATAGGAAAGAGAAACGCCGCTTTTCCCCATGTTATAAGCGATCCTGTACGCCGTGTCGTAACTATCAACATCCTGTCCTTGCTGATATATATGCACAAAGGCGCCAGCCTGCGCACCATATTTTTTGGAAGCGTCCTCAACGGTCAGTGTTTTAGCGGGTGCCGGCTCTGCAATGTCCGCTTTCATAGTCTGCTCTTCCTGCCGTAAGACAGGTTCAGCGGCTGTAGCCTTTACCACATGATCAGCATTGGAAGAAGGGACAGAAACATCCGATGCAGGATACGAAATATCCGCAGTCCTTACCTTTTCAGCGCTATTTTTCGATATAACAGGATCAGTATTCGCCTCTGATTCCACGCCCTTCACCGGCATTAAAATTTTAACGCCCTGCGCCGTTTTCAGAAGGGTGGGAGATTGTTCCCCACCCGCGGTTTCTGCGCCTTCTGCACTCATTTCTGCCTCTTGCAAAATGCGTCTGTATTCGTCAACACTGATACGGTTGGTTTCCAGTTTACCGATATTTTCAGTCCATGCAGACGTATATTCTCCGCTTTGCATTTTCTCGAGGTCAAGCTCATTTGTTATGCGCTTTCCAAAATCACTGTTCCAAATCAAACGCTGTTCCGCACGGGAAAGCCCCTGCCCAGTCAGTTGCTTGGCAATTGCCGCGCTGACCTGCTGCACATCCCATGTTTCGCCAAGCTCGGAAAGACGCTCAGCAATAACACCTTGGATAGAGGAAACATCCTGTTCATACATAGTTCTTTCACTTTGCTGCACCAATTCTGCTATTTTGGCATTGGATACTTTACCTCCGGCATCCAGCTTGTCACGCATTTGGACAGCGTTTTTATTGGTAGGATCAATTGCAATTGCTTCATCAATCATTTCGCTCTTGACATCGGCATATTGCTTTCCCTCTTTGGACAATTGATAATGCTTGTATATGTCACCCGCACCCTCAAAAAAGCCGCCTGTAAGCGCACCAAGAAGGCCTGAATAAGCAACCTCGCCCCAATCAATATCGACATCCTCTGATGTAATCATAGCTTTGAAAATAGGGTCAAGCACTTCCTGTATTGCTTCTTCAGCTCCTTCTGATAGCATCTCGCCGCCATATCTGATAGCAAATTTAGCTAGAGCATTATCCACCTGCGAAAGAGCTTTGGATATAATATTGCCGGACAATTTACCGCCAAGGGTAGTGATACCACCCAATAAGTACTGCAAAGAAGCTTCAGCCGTACCGACAGCCAAGCCGTAAGCCCTCGCTTGATTGTCGCTATATCCTAGTTTCTTCATTTCCCCATATCCGTTACCGGCAGCAGATGCGCCAAAAGTTAAAACACCGCCCACTTTAGCGGCAGTAGCTCCACCCACAGGTCCTGCTATACTACTCACCAATATGGAAGGAAGCATTTGCGTTATGGTGCTCGTAGCGTCGTTAGCAACTTTCCATAGCCCTTTATTATTGCTATTGGTCATAGCCTGCGCATACTGCAAGTAAGATGTGGGATCTGCTTCTTTACCGAGGATCAGATTGCCAATGTTACCGATGCCGGCAAAAGCGTTGTTCAAACCGCCAAGCCCCGATATAACAAGTTCAAGGACGTTTCCGTCCACTTGATCGGCAATCTTGCCGGCTTGTCTTTGTCTGCAAAGGTCCAAGACCTTTTTCAGATATTCATCCGCCGTTTTGGTATCACCCTTACCGATATAGTAGTTATATATTGACTTTTCTGTATCGGTCATGTACTCGTTAATCAAATTAACAGCTTCAGTATGTTTTCCGGAGCCTCCCCCGCCACGCAATGCCTGCATGGAGTCTGTTAACGCTTCTTTGCCATATTTCTCAGCAAAAGTAACCATGTTATTGACCGTATCACCGCTGCCAAACGGTTCCCAGCCCAACAAAGAAAAATGCGTTTGTGCATCATCCCAAGATGGATTTTTAACATTTGCGCCATATTTAGTGTATTCAGCAAAATCTTTTGCATTAAGAACCGCCTGTTCTTTTTCATACTCTTGTTTCCATGCATTGAATTCTTCTTCCGAACTAAAGCGCGATTTAACTTCAGCAACATCAATATTGTCCTGATATCCTTTTGCCATCTTAGAGAGCGAGCTTAAAAATGCATTTGCTGTATCGTTATCCAAATAACTTCGGTAGGCGTCAACTTTTTTTTGAAGCTTTTCTATATTGACTCTGTTCTCTTTGGTGGCATTAAGCGCATCTTTGAGAGCGTTTTCTCCAAAGGACGGAGAGACGAGGTTTTTATATGCATTTTCTTCCGCTATGATTTGGTTGTAGATATCTTGCTTTATGTTTCCTAGATCGTTTTGAATTCGTTGTTCCCGATATTCAAACGCACTTCTAACTTTTTCGCTGGCATTTGCCAATCTAGCATCTGCATTATTTTTTTGAATGCGTTTTTTGGATTCTTTTTCGTCCTGTGCTGTTCGCACTCTATCACTGATTGAAGATAGGTATCTCATAAAACCTCCTCTTAATGTCCCTTCATACCACCTCGAGCTGCGATAGCGGCCACTGTTGCCATTTCGGTAGGAAGAAGACCGCTACTTGCTAGACGCTCCAGTTCATCCAATGCCGCACTTTCGCCTTTATTCAATCGTATTAAGTTGAAGTATTCAGACCATTCCGTTTTGTTAAACTCCGCGAACTTTTCTTCGCTAAAAGGAACGGTACCGTTTAATGCAACCTGTTTCACATCCTCATTGACGTTTCCACTTGCCTTATCGTCCTTCTTCCCATACTCCGCATTAAACTGCTTCTCCCACTGCCTGTTAGCAATATCATTCTGTTCCTTGCGTTGCTCAAATTCCGCTTGCCATTGACGATCGTCAATCCAGTCCTGATCCTGCATATGGTCGAAAGAATCTTGCCATTGCTGTCTCTCAATTTCATCCAGGTATTTCCGGTATTCCATTTCTTCCGTATAACGCTGATCATCGATGGCATCGCGGCCAAGCATATAATCATATTCCCGATCGGATTCCAGTACACCGCGATCAAACTGCTGTTGCCACTGATTGTTTGCAATCGCATCCTGTTCCTTTTGATAAGCAAATTCATTTTCATAGCGCTGATCATTGATTTGATCTCTGCCCATTTGGTAATTATATTCCCGATCGGATTCCAGTACACTGCGGTCAAAGGACTGTTGCCATTGATTGTTTGCAATTGCATCCTGTTCTTTGCCATAGTCGAAGGACTGCTGCCACTGCCGATCTGCAATTTCGTCCCGTTCTTTTCCGTATGCAAAGTCTCTTTCCGCGTAATAATCGTTTACCGCATCCATATATCTGCCATACTCTTGATTTTCACGGTCCGATAGCATATTGTATCTGTTCAAAAGATCCTGACCTTCTTGATTATATCGGTCATACGCCATGGAATAAAGCTGTGGAATGATATCGTTCAGTTCACCAAGGGAAGCGTTGTACGCCGCTTGCCCCGCATTTTGTGCCCAAGAATTGCCGTACCCGCCTGTCATGGCAGATGCCTGTCCGATCGTATCCTGCATAGCCAGCTTGCCCGTTTTGATGTATTGATCTTTATACTGCTCATACAAAATATCTTTATTGACATCATATGAAAAGGGCTGTCTGTTATTCATTTGATTCATCAGATCATTGATCTGTGAATCGTACTTTGCATTATATGTGGGCTTTGTTGGCGCAGGTACAGCAACGTTTCCAAGGACAGAATTAGCAGGAGTGGCAGATTGCGTATTCTTTTGCACAGTCCCCGCTGTATTCAGATTTTGGCTTTGCGCGGGACTGCTTTTCGGATTGGTATTATTTAATTCCGTTTGCAGTTTCTTTTCTTCATCAAGTTTGGTTGTTGCCATTGATTCCTCCTTAATAGGTTCCCATGATACATAGCATCACAGTTATATTTTCTGTGTTCTCGGTACCTGCCACTGCAAAGGTCAGCTCGGTACCGTAAAGACTTGTGTTTGTAATATAGCCGGCACTTGCCGTACCGACAACGATACCGTTTGTCACCGCAAATGGCAGTGCGACTGTAATATCGCTGCCTGTAGCAGCAGTGAATGACAAAAACATCTCGCACCGTCTGCTTGCCCATTTACGATAGTATCCGTTTTCAAAGTCACTTTGCTCTGCTACAACATCGTCAAGAGTAGCGTTCTTCCATATCAGATCCCAGTCCTCAGCTAAGTCAAGCGCGTTTGCCCTGGTGGCATACTTGCCAAATGCCGCCTTGCCTCCCGCAAGGTGAAAGTCTGTGGCAGCAGATACAATGGGAATGGTAATACTATACCGCCCTCCAAGATCATCCACTACGGTAAAAAACGCCGAATATGCCTTTTTGGGTTCAAAAACAAAACCGCTTGTCGTATAGTTAAAAAGTCCCGTATCGTCAGCCTGCAGGGCGATTGCAGTAAGCCCTAAATCGCAGTTCGCACTGTATGTATTCAGTCCGTTCAGAGAACTGTATTGCAGTATACCTTTGACTCGCAAATTGGTGCCGTTTCTGTTATATTCTCCGTTATCGTCACAACGACGGCACACAATTCTTTCTTCCCCGACAGGTGGCAGGATGGCGGGTGTTTGATAAGGCAGAACTTCAATTTGCTGTGCCAGTGTATTTGTAAAGCCTCTTGTATCGGTCACAGTTGCTGTGATATTTATCGTTCCCGAATTGGCAAGATAAGCATCCAAAACCGTTTCATCCGATCGTACTGTTTGCGTGCCAATGCCCGATATCGTAATTGACCTTGTAACGATAGCGGCGCCATACTTGCCTTCGGGTGTCAGTATTGCCCGAAGCTTGCTCTTTCGTTGGATATAAACCGAAGAGAACTTTTCATGAATCCCTACGTTTTCGGGGAACAGAATCATTTTTATGGATGGGCGGGTTTTGTCATTATCGGGAACGATCAATTCGACTGTTCTCGGCGTATCCTCTGCCAGATCAAAGATGCAGTCAGTATCCGCATAGCTAATAATTTCCACCTCAGCTGTCGCGTCAGTTGAGGTGGGCAACAGCGCTGCCCACTCTATGGGCGGTGTAAAAGAATATGTACTCACAGAAGATGTATCCCCCTGCAGGGCTTCTGATGAAAGCAAGTTCTCGCCGAAACGAACACGGATAGTGTGATACATTTTGCTTGACCTTGCTTGCCACTTAACATGGCAAACAGCCCCAAGGGTAAGATCCTTTACCTCCACAATTAAGCCTTTATGCGCATCCACACCAAGGAATATCATCATGGATCCCTCTGTATACAATCCTTGGTATTCCAAGCTGTCTGGAGCGGTGATACGGCCGCCAATGTTATGCATGATCACAGTCTCGTTATCCGTAAATGGAATACCCATGCTGATTTCCACAAGCTGTGTCCATTCCTGTGATACAGAGCTGTTCACAGTGCTTGCCATGGAGCGGCTATTCACATATGCTGTGCATTTCCAGTCACCTTGCATAGCAGGGCTTCCTTCTGATTTGACTCTGCAAAAGAGTCTTAATGTAAGCCGCATCTCGCCGTTCTGCTCCAGGGCAGTATATTCCATTTTCCCTTGTATATGACCATTTGAAGACGGTTCGAATTCAATCACGCCGTTTTCCATACATCAATCTCCTTCCTATCCTACAAAATTGAATGCAAGTCCATCGGTTGCGTCGATCAGATACTCGCCAAGGCGGAAAGATCCTGTAACCTCGGCATGCGTTATATACAGCTTGTAATCGCTGATATATGCCACCTCGTTGTCGCCTTTGTCATAAAAGGATAGGCGGTCGGAGGTAAAACGGGCGTATTTATTAAAAGTTTCCACACCGTCTACAGTATTCTTCTGCCCAAGCTCCAATCCGTAGACAGGGGCGCCGTCACTGTCGTAATACAAAAGCCCTGTTTTAATATGAGCATTCACCGCGATCACACTGTCTTCGATCTCAGATAATTCACTTTCAATGGACTGTAAATGGGAATACAGCTGCTTGATCCCGCTTGACGATGCCTGTAGCTGTGCCTCGGTTTCCTCTTTGTAAGTTCCAAAATCACTTTCAGCTACATAAACACTTCGCAAGCGCTTTTCTATTTCTTCATAATAGGCACTAACGATATCAGCAGACTTGATGATCAGTGACTTGATGGCGGCAAAATTACTTTTTGCCTGCGCCTCGCTGGGGACAGACGGTGCAGAAGGAGATGCCGTTTGTACGATCCTGCTGTCTCCTGCGCCGCCGATCTGTCCAAGCGCAACGTTTAACTGTTCCACCAACTGAAACAGATAACTTCCGATCTGCTTCAGCTGTTCCCGGTCACTGCCAGTGTCGTTGATACTCGGGAATCGAATCTCCGTCATACATCACTGCCCCCTTCGATCGTTTTTGTGATCGCATAGATCTTGGCATCGCCCAGCCCTTCAATGCGCAGGCGGAAGTGATCACAGCGCCGTGGGCGCACCGGCAGTGTAAAAGCCTGTAGCGAAGTACCTTGCACCGTTCCAAGATGCTCCCAGCCGCCTATGGAATCATACTGCGCACAAATCCTCACTACGGCATTGAGTGCCAACGCCATGCGAATGTTTAACCTTGACATATACTTCTTATCGGGCGAATTTGTTCCCATCAAGCCTGTTTCCACCATCCATGGTATCTGTGTTTCCTCTATTGTTCCCGTGCCGCCTACGGTCTTTATTTTTCCGTCTGCATGGTCGATATAGTATAGCTCTCCTTCATGGGAACAGAAAGCATCCGTTCTTGTGTTATCCTCTTTGTGCCACATTCTTTTAGCGGTGTCATATACAAATAAATGCCATGATCCGTCCATTGACGACTGCATGGATATGTAATACTTGTTGATATGTCCGCCCGCCACGGCACTGCGATAGGCTGTTTCCCCCAGTGCCGAAGAGATCTCCTGGGGTAGTGATCCGTCATAGGCGACAACAGCGCCGCGCGCTTTGTAATAGAGTATCTCATTCACAATAGCAAGACTGCCGTAAGAGCCTTTCTGTACACCGCGCAGAACGGTCGTCTGTACTTGATAGTTCGCGGGATAGTTCCCGTAGATCTTATGCAGGCAGTTTTCCTTAAAGAAAAGAGGATAGCCAAGGTGGGTGATTGCCCCGGTGAAAGGTCCGTCGGTACCCAACGAAACTGCATAGCTGTCGGTGGAAATACCTTCAAAGCAGTTCCAGTTTTTAAAATCTCCCAGTTTGCAGGCATATATTTCATTCACTACCTGTCCGTTCTTCGCCACCCCGTAACGGCACCCCCAAAGGCGGTTGCCGGACTCTGTGATAAAATCTAAGTTAGGCATGCTTCGCTCTACTGTAACAGGTGTAGTCTGCGTAACAGCTGTATCCAGTATTCCGTTCACCACGATATGATCATCCTCGCTTGCTTGAATGATCTGCAGGCCGTTCAGATCCTGCAGTGACGGATCTGTAATTCCGGATATCTGCACCCCGTCTCCCACAGAGAAAGATCTTCCGATTCCGGGAGCTGATATGCGAATATACGTACTTGTGACTGCTGACCACATATCCGTTGCCAGCGAATACTGTTTTAGTATAGACGGCGACTCGGATGTATCGATCCACAGGGTTTTATCATCGGCCTGTGTCGGTGCCGTGTCCGAACTGACAATGTTCTCAAAAGCGCTTCCGTCTGCTTTGCAGAGTGTAAACTGCACCGCCACCCCGGCCGACGATTGATAACTTGCATTGATATCGCCGTACTGAGAAAGATCTGCTGTGTTTACATACTTGCTTTCCAGGGCGTTTCCGTTCTCATCCCTTGTTAAAATAATTACATAAGCTCCCATTGAAACAAGCGTTGCTGATGCATAGAATGAAAGCGAGAGATCAATACGGTATTCATTCATTATAAAATATTGCCCGTCCAGATAGCACAGCGCATCCTTGGATAATAGACAGCAATACCGTTGAGCAGGTTTCGCATATACCCCTCTTCTGCCTCTTGGCGAAAGAAGCGGGTAATAGGCAGAGGTCATGTTTTGCATATCGTAAAGCTCTCCCTGGGCAATTACGGGATTGTGGTTATACCCGGAAAATGCATCTGTTGTCATGCGTTCGGTTGGGATCTGCCGTAGAATAGGATATCGCATCTTTTACCTCCTAGAATCGAAACCGATAGCCGCCCTTTGCCTTGTTTTCCCGATTGTAATGGTTGGCAAAGGCGGTATACGCTGTATTGTAGTTATCGATATGATTATTATACTTGATATACTCTGCATTCGCATAAGCGATCTGCGCAGATAGGAAATGACGGTAAAGCAAATCATATGGAAATGGTACCAAGAGTTCTGTCTCTGTATCGGTATTCTCTGTATAGCCGCTAAAGGGGACGGCATCTGCTTCATGCTGTGAAAGGATCTCGCGGTGGATCAAGCCGTCCACCGCTGACAGCCACTTAATTTTTATATTTTCATCAATGCCGTTTGGCATAAGCGCATCGGCACTGTGGATTGCTTCAATTATTTTCATACATCCTCCTTGTTCCAAATAAGGGGAGCTGTGAAGCCCCCCTTATTTAGATTTTTTAAGCATATCATCGATACGACAGTCCATGCACTCCTGCGCTTTGAAGGATCGTTCAATCTCCGCCGCTATGTAAGGCGGTACCTTGGATTTCTTGCCTCTGGGCAAAAGATAGTTTACGCCGTTTACAGAAACAAACATATTAGGATCTTCATTCGCTGCGCCTTTTGGGATGTATACCTCTACACGATTGTCTTCCACTTCGGGAGTATTGGTTTCATTCTTATCCATAATTATTTCTCCTTCCTAAAGGTTAAGAGGGACAGGGCATTCATTCACCTTGCCCCTCTTCTATCAATTAGTTCGCTTCGTCAGTGGCGCTGTAGGTAGAACAGCTCATTACACGGAGTGTTCTCTCGGGATATAGGATGGTAGCGCCGTTTGTCTCAAACTTATAGCCGATGGTGCTGAACTGATTCAGAGGACCGCCGATCTGGACCTTGTCCTTGACGATCATTTCCAGTGCGCCTCCCTCAGGGTCAATAATGCCGAAAGCATCCTTGCCGAAGAAATAAGTCGCATAGGTCACGCCGCCTGCCTTGTTGGCATAATCGCCATCAAGAATAGGTGCGAATACGTTCTCAATGAAGCGGCAGCCGTGCAGCTCCCCGATCTCACCGTTGTAAATTTCATCGGGTTTTGCGTACTTGTGTGCTTCCATCCAAGCCTCACTCTTGCGCAGATCGTAGGAAACCGAGGGGTGGATTACGGCGTAATACTTGCCATTGATGGTGGGAACACGGTCTTTCTTCATCTTGGTCACTGCCTTTGCCACCATGTCGGGGGTGAGAACGCTCATGACGGTAGCAGATGCTTCCATCAAATTGGGTGCGGTGGGAGTGGATGCCACAGCGCCGGTGCTGAGTGTAATGTTGTCGCAGTACATAACGTTGGTGTTGGTGAGCAGTGCGTCGCGGATCAGGGTCTCCTGTGTCTCAGCCGCAGAGGCGCCCATCTCCTCAGTGGCACCAAGAATAGTATCATCATAGGCGCGCATTTCCAGTACATCGGAAATGGCTGCGTAGGTACCGTACTGATTGATGGCGCCCTGTTTAGAGCTCATGCCGAACTTCTGACCGGAGGGGATCACACCTTCCTGCAGCTGTGTAGCCTTTGCAAAGGTGTTCCACTTGCGCCATTCCACAGTCTTGCCGTGATTTGCGGGAAGTGTCTGCTTTTTTGCAAACTGAGCGTAGAACATTTCCACGCGGGCATTTTCCAGCAGTTCCGTGTCATAAAAGGTTTTCAGTTCACCGGAGAGGGTATGAGTGGCATCAAAGCCCTGCGTGGAACCGTCGTAAGCGTTTACGTAATTGCCGGTAGCGTTGACAAGGGTACCGGCATCTGCAAACAACTGCAGATTGATCATGAGTTTCATAATGTTTTTCATTTTTTCTCCTTCCTTATTTGTGGAGAAAACCGATCCTACTTCTGTCCGGGATACAGTTTTCTGCCTTGTGCGGCAGCTTGGCGGATCTGTTTTTTCAGTTCCTCTCGCTGCGCTTTGGTTGCGTTTCGATAGTCGAATGATACAACGGAAGGAGCCTTCGAAGAATTCCCATTTTCGTTTGGACGCATACTGCCCGATCGGATGGCATTGGAGAGCTTCTCGGCGGTTTTCTCAGCAGCCACCTTCATGGCAGTCTCCTGGATCTCTTTGCGGTGAACGGCGTGGTAAGCATCCTCCACGCTCAGTCCCACTGAGGGAGAGGTAAGCCTTGAAAACACGGGATTTTGCAGTTCTTTGCGCAGGTCAAAGGAAGGAAATACAGTTTTCAGCGCATTTCCTTGCTGTTCCAGTTTCTGAATGTGATTGACAATCTTCTGCTGTTCCAGCGTTCTTTCCTGTTCCCGCTGTTCTCTGGCATTCTGCCGTTCTTCTTGGTCAATTTGTCTCGCCAGATCGATGGAGGTACCCATAGCAAGGGCTTTTTCCTCATAATACTGACCGTCATCATTGATCTTTTGGCAGAGTGCGTCCACGTCCAGCTTTTTCTCATCCAGCCCGTACTTTCGCGACAGCAATTCAAGGGATGGCGTCAGTTTTGCAAGTGTCGCCTCCGCATTTTTAGAGCTCTTCAACCGCGCACGCATCATCTTCTGCATTTCATCCTTGTATTCGGGATCCTGCATGATTTCGTCCCAGCTTAGGCGTCTTGCGGTATTCTCTTTTGGTTCTTCGCTTTTTTCTTCCGTTGGGGTATCGGTAGCAGCGGCGTCCTGCTTTTCTTCCTCTTTCGCATCGGCAGACGCAGGCCTCTCGCTTGCCGTGGCTTGTGGAATGTTATACGCCCGTTTGCGTAGTTTTTCTTTTGGAACACCCAATTCCAAAAGACGTTGATGCCCGGCGTCGGCATCCGCTGTAACGCCCGAAGCAGCTCCCTCTCCACCTCCGTCACCGGTACCTTCCCCGGCAAAGAGTTGCAGATCCAGCCATTTTGCATATAGCATGAGTCAATCCTCCGATATGTTCTGCCGCTTTCGGGGCGGCGAATCCCTATGTAATACTCTCTTGGAGTTATACATTCTTGATAGTGAATGAAATATAGTCGGGGTAGTTTTCCCCAAGTAGTGAAAAACCGTCGCACAGGGAGTCAAAAATCAAGGTTACAACAGCGTTATACTGTTCTGCTGCCTTGCACCCGATCGCCGCTCTGCCATCGGCAAACTCTATCCTAGGTTCGGTCACTCTGCCAAGCGCATGCAGGCTTTCCACATTGGCGGCAAGAGTATAGGCAAGAATGGATGCCGAAGCACAAACTAGATCGCGACCGGGTTCTGCACTGTACGCATGTCCTTCCACTGTTAAAAGATGATCATTTCGATCATAAACCACGTTGATCATGCTTCCTCCTTAGGCTGGCTGCGAGGCTTCGCTTGCCTGCCTTCTTGCATTCTTTACATTTGCAGGCTCACCATTACCAGCCGCACCCAACTTGCCGCCTGCAGAAGGCAAGGAAACGCCTCCCGGCGCAGCGCCCCCAAAAGTAGCCATCATATCCTGCTCGATCTGAGGCACCAATGCGGGCTCGTACTTGGCGGCAAGCATCATGATAAGCTGCATATACTGCTGCAGTTTTTGGAACATGGTACCGTTCTGAGAGATCTTCTGCATGACAGTATCTTTACCGTCGAAGTCCATCATCTCAATGCAGGCAAGCGCCTGGTCTACCATCTGCGGATGAAAGAATCCCATCTGAAAGAACTGGACCGCCAATTCGTTCTGTGTGATTTTCGTGTATACATTCCGCTTTTGCGCTGATACCTTGATATCGAAAACGGGTAAACGGTAGCCCCGATCGGTACCGAAGTCAGATCCTTGATGTTGCGGCGCCAAATTTTTATTTGTGTAGGAAACAAACTGTTCTGCGCCGTACTGTCCCACTATGCGGAATTGTCGGGGGAGCTCATAGAACTGTCGGATCAACTCAATACAGAGATCTACGATTTTCGCATACACTCTGTACGCGGCTTGCGTACTGTCGCGCGAACCCTTTCCGCTTGCTTCCTGCAGGGCGGCAATAGCAGAGGCGGCAGTAACTCCCGAGGATGTACTGCCCGTAGCGCTTTCGGTGTTGCCGCTGGTTTGGCGCAGTTCATCAATGATACGGTCGTACACATTCACATATACACCGTCAAGGCTTGAATGCTCGATCTTTCGGATGGAGTCTTCTCCCAGCGTTCCGCTGACCTTCACAAGAGGGTTAGACAGATCTAAGAATGCATCTTCGTTTACTGCGCCGTCCTGTCGGTAAAAGTAACGGGGGGTTGCGCCCACCATGGCGTTTTTTACAAAGCTGGTCTTGAGCAGATCGATCTCGGTCTGCGGATTGCGGCAGAGATCCACAAATCCATAACCGCAGGGGGAGCCTTCAATGGGAAACAGGGGGTCAAATTCGTAGGGATAGCGTCCATGATCATACAGTCCGCGCTGTGCCAGTTCCGGGTTGTTTTCGGTGGCATACAGCACAATATCATTTACGTACTTGATATACTGTAGGGTCCGCTTTCCTCCCGCCATGCGGTGGTAATAAACCTCCACTACGGTGTATTTATTTTCTGTGGAAACAGTATCATCGTACTGATACTTGGCTCCTAAAAATCCCTGTCCTTTGAGCTTGCCTTGCAGTTCGGGATACATCTGCTCCAATTCATCTTTATCGTACAGCTCTGTGTGGAAAAAGTACTTGCTTTTCTGAATATCCGTAAGACCGGGCTCCCAGTACAGATTCAGCAAATTGGCACGCTCGATACTGATATCGCCCAGTCCGTTCAGTTTACTTTGATCCCAGGTGACCTTATACACACCGGTTCCGGTCTTGAGCTTTTGCCAGTTCACGTCCGAATAGGTCTGTTCAAATTGATTCTGTTCCAGAATACAGGGAATAATAGCAGAAAGGATCTTCGCCTCATCCTTGTCGCCCGATTCACGGGGTAAAATATTGGGCTCGGGATAGCTTTCCATGGCATCCGCATGCTTAGAAACGATCACGTTGTGCAGCCAGCCCGAAATGCTTTTAAAACCGCCGTCTTTTCCGATCTCGGTCGTTTTCTGTTCTTCGGTGTCGTTGCGCAGCTTCCACCAGTTTTCGCTGGATATAATGCGCTGTTCTGTTCTTGCCCTACCGGTGCGGTATTTATTCAATATCGCTGTAAGCTCATGCAGTTGCTTTTCGCCAATGGGCATAGGGGATTCTGCTTGAAAAGGTGCTGTATTGTTATCCACAAGTTACCTCCTTTTTGTAAATTGATTGAGCGGGTCGGATATAATTGTTCGCGGAGCCACAGTAATGATCGGTTTAACCGGACGCGACATACACATATAGCGGACCTCGTCCGCCACATGATCCTCCAGCTTGGTGTCCAGATCTTCAGGGCGCGTTTCCGAGAACATCATCAGTGGCATTGTGCGGATGAACGCTTGGCATGTATTAAATACATACATTCTCGCATAGCCGTTTTCATCGAATTGCATTCTGTAATGTACCTGCATCCAGCCGGGGATCCGCTCATTATCCCCGGGCGTAAAATATATACCGTAATTGGCTGCCGTTTCGGCAATGCTCTCGCCGTGGCTGGTATCCCATATAGAAGGGTCTGCCACGCTGTCAACGATCTTGCGATCTTTCAGCCACGGATGCTCTTTTTCAAATTCCGAGATCTGCCTAAACTGCTCATGCGGAGACCATTTCAAGCCTTCATTTGGTGTACCGTTGCAGCCGTACATCTCCATGATGCGGTATAGCACTCCATCATAGTCCACAGCCCAATACCCAAGGGAAAAGGGCTTATTGTAGCCAAAGTCATAGGAGCGCATGATATTCCAGCCGCGCCGCTCGCCTGCATTCAGATCAAATGGTTTTATGACGTGCGTAAATCTGTGCTGCTGCAGGGCTTCTTCCACCGTGATCCCCGCATCGTGACATTTCTGCTCGTCGGGGGTGGTTCTGAACTCTTCAAAGAACTGCCCTTCAAAGATATCCCAGCGCCCATATAACCACGCTTCACGCAGCTTTGGTGGCAGGGCCTCCAATTGCCTTATATAGTCGGGTTGGCTCTCCATGAGCGCCTTATTGTCCGTCACAAGGGCTTGTATAAAGCAGTAGTCCTCCGGAACTTCTCCGCTTTCGTACTGCTTATCAATGAATAGCCGCTTGATATACCCATGGGAAGCCCCGCCCGGGTTGCAGGTGTAATAGATTCTCTTGGGAAAGGTATTGACACCACGCACACACGCGGTTATTTTCTTTATCCACATTTCCTGCAGCTGAGTAGCTTCATCCAGGAATATAACGTCATATTCCGCGCCTTGATATTGGTCGAGGTCTTTATCGTTGTTGCAGTACCCGAATTTAATGGTACTGCCATTGGGGAAGGCGAATACCTTCTCTGACTTGTTGTATTTGGCTATGCCGTGTAGCTCGTCCCGCAGCTGGTTGATATGGTTATTGACCAGCTCGGGATAGGTACGACGCACGATCAGTATTTTAATACCGGGGAAACGCAGGCAAAGACGCTTGGTCTTGTCCCGCACAGCCCAGCTCTTCCCGCCACCACGGGCACCGCCATAGGCTGTGTGCTTGGTGTGGGAAGCAAGGAATAGCTTCTGTCTTTCGTTTGGTTCCTGTAGGATCAGCTGCTTCTTACTCATTACTCATTCCATTCCTCCGGACCCGCAGTAAAGGTGACAGACACTTCATTGACAGCATCCTCATCCTTTTCCGCCTGCCGTCTTAGGTTCGCAATGCGCGCTTCCTGCTCTCTCATGTCAGCATCCGAGCGGATCATCTGAATGTCCTTGATGTCCTTCAATGACGCGGTGATCTGACGGATAGCCTGTGTATCAAACACATCCATATCAATCAGATCAACCGCCTTTTCGATCTTAGATAGCAGTTTGTCCGTCACCGCCTGCAATCGGGACGCTCTCTTGGCTTGTCCCTCTGCGAGTTTTGACAGCGTTTTTGATAGTGTTTTGGACTTATACTGTTCTCTTTCTTCAATCCAGCCCTCCTTACGGGCTTTTTCTCCGATTGCTGTATAGGAAACTCCGTATTTCTTGGCAAGTTTCCGATAACTCGTTTCCGTTGTTATGTATTCTGTTTTTATCGTCTGCCAATCCACAGGGAGCCTCCTTCCTTTTTGAAACCATTATAAACCATGCACCCCCAAAATCTATACTCCCCCTCGGCGTAAAAAAAGAGCAGGAATTTCCCACTCTTTTTCATGTCTCTCTAATCCGGATATGATGTATCCACAGCATCAGTTTGCGCTTGATGATATACTCGGGCGTCCGCTTTCCCTTTGCGTCCTCCACAACAATCTTTCCGTTTTCTATGTAAACAAAGTCGGCTATGTATGTCAGTGGCTGTTCCACCGTTACGGTTTTCATTTTCGGTTGCCCTTTTTTCTGTCCCCGAACGTAGATTTTCCCGGTGGGAATCTCTTCCTTGATGCTGGGGATCAGCTCATAGGGCACCTGGGTGCGCAGATCCGAGATCTTTCCCGCCTTTTGCAAAAATAAAAGCTCATGATAACGATCCCGCTCACGCCGTGAAGGGAAATGCTTGCCGTCCACCGAAAGACAAGCCTCGTTACCGTATTTATTTCTCTTTTTAAGTCTCACCGGTACCCACCTCATATTTTTGATACAGCATTTTAGCAATCGGGCAGCTCATATGATCTCTTTCACAAAACTTCTTGCGGTATGCATTCTTTTTATTGCGCGGATCGAATACCAGATGTACAGTCGTATTACTTGAGATTCCCTCGCAATGAATGCTCTGAGAGTTTTCATGTCTGTAAAACGGACAAACAACGTAGGGAGACGCATATTTAGCTATAATCTTCACACTCCTTCCTCTCAGTATAGTGCTCGCATACAACAAGTTCTTCGACCTCCGGAACGAGCAGATCCGACCAGGCATAATTTTCAATGTCGATCATCCTTCCTCCTCAAACTTCCATATAAATTCCGATTTTCTCTTTACTTTCCCATTTAACCAGCAAGACATTGTGCAAGGTGCCACCTTTGCCGATGCTGCTGCCTCTTTACTTGTCCTGTATGTAGCAATCAAGTTACCATCGTAATCAAATTGTAATACTCTCGGCTTTTTTTCTATCGGGTGCAGGTCATTTTTATTGTAACGGTATTTATCAAAATTCCGCTTCTTCTGCTGCAGCCTGCGCCGTTCTAGGGCTTCCTCTTCCTTTTTGCGCTTCTGTTCTTCCCGCTCCGTCATTTCATGCAAATGGCAGGTGTATCCGCAAAAGAAATCAGCACCGATGCGGAACACATGGCAGGGAGCCGGAATAAACTCCCTGCCGCACCGCTTACATCTTTCAGATAATACAAGCATTACGCCTCCGCCATTTTCTCTTTCAGCTTCTTAATAATATTTCCGCCGAAGTCATTTTCCGTGATCGTGATAAACTCTTCCACGGTGTACAGACCGTTTTCAAGGTCAATATTGTGTGTACTCACAAAATGGTTTCTTCCCATTTCACAAGAGCCTGTCAGACGGTTGTGCCAAACATAAAAGTCTTTCGCGGGATATTTAATACCGGGCTTAAACTCTTCAAGGAACATATCAATGGTTTCGTCGGTGTCCATATTGGCAAAGATCTTCTCACGCAGTGCCTGCCCTGCCTCAGCCGATGTTTTTCCATGGGCAAAAAGAGACCCGCTTTTCGCAACATAACAAGCTTCCAGTGTCAGATCTGTTTTCAAAATAAATCCCTTTGCAAGATTCCCGACCACTCGTTTGAGAATAGTTGGGATCGTGTCAATCATATAGACGGTATCTCCGCAAAAGCTCTTAATGCCGTCGCCGTCGCCGTAGCCGGAGCCGGAGCCGTCGCCGTAGCCGGAGCCGGAGCCGGAGCCGGAGCCGGAGCCGTCGCCGTAGCCGGAGCCGGAGCCGGAGCCGGAGCCGTAGCCGTCGCCG